TAAAGTTACTACCGAATTAGTCGATAGTAATAGTAGCTAACGCTAGTGACTCAGGACGTAATACTTTACGACCCCATACCAATAGACCTCTTACGATGTCTCGGAATGAAGTAGTAGAACGTACTGTTTCAACAGTCGATAAAGACTGTGCACAAGACATTGCTGACATATGACCAGCTAGTACCGTAGGCAGGCTTGAACCTGAGAACGAACCAGTACCTGTTACAGTAGGCATATTGTTAGACTTATACATCTTGAAGCCACGTAGTGAACCTGAAGCAACTAGACCGTTACGTAGACCACCATCACCTTGGTTGTAGTCAACTGACATCAACTTAGATGAAGTTTGTGCTAACTCCTCATAGAACTGAGGTGCAGCTACAACCCAACGATTCTCTTCTGGTACGTTGTTGTCGTCTAATTGACGAGCAAGACGTGCTAGAACATTCAACGGGTCTACTTCACCTGAAGCGTGACCAGTATCGATAGGTGCTGATGCAGTACCATACGTATTAGTTGTCGCGCCAGTTACAGCCGCTTGTAATACGTTAGAGTCGAAAGAGTCTTTCAACTTGTACGCTGCGTTATCAGACGCAATCTGTTGCCAGTTTACGTGTGAGAAGCGTGCTTCTAAGTCATCTACTTCGAACTGGAAGTACTTAGCTTGGTCTACTTGAAGAACTAATTCTTCGTCAGTAAGGTTCGTGCTAGAGAGAGTTGCATCACGAGTGTAACTGTTTACACTGATTTGCGGCTCTTTGATGATGTTAACTGTATCACCGAACTGAGCGATTTCACCCATATAGTCAGTGTTACAGATTGCTTCAGCTACTGCTGATTTACGGAAAGCAACTTGTACTTTCTTTGAAAAAACTTCTGGCAGCCAAGACGAGTTTGTTTGTCCCGAGACGGCTGGGTCGAAGTTCATTGATGCGCCTGTTTCGAAGCCCATAATATTTCTCCTGTTTAGATATCAAGCAACCTATTGCTAGGGTACTATCAATCATTACTTAATTAAACTAACCTTCTCTGATTCTTCCAGTTTGGAAAGCAGCATCAATCTCAGACTGATAGTGCTCGTACTGGTCAACAGAAAGGTTAGCGATTTCTGAGGTTGTCCACATCTTCTCTTGAGGCGAGTGGTCTTCGACTTTCGTCTTGACTGATACTGCATCTGCAGCTGAGCCTCTCGTATCTTTATCTGGACTGGTTTTTTTCGACACAGCTTTAACTGTACTAGGTGTAACGCCAACGTCCTGTTTGTATAGGTCAATAGCTCTAGAAGCTAATGTAGCATCTCCGTTGTTTTCATAAATCCAAGACTGAATTGCTTCTGGCTGGACTCTTGCCCAATCGTGAAACTCTTCAGACTCTCTTATGTTAACAAAGTCAGGATGCAGATTAAGAAGTTCTTGTTCTGCTGCCCTACGGTTCGCTACGTTCTCTTTTTCTGATAACTGTTTAACTTGTGTCTGTAAGTCAGACAGTTGCTCTTCAGCTCTCATATGTGCTACTGTTTCTACTACATCATAAACATCGGGATAGTCCTCTCTAAAAGTAGCCAGTTCTTCTGGGGTTTTAGGTGCGGTATAGGTAGGACGAGAAGATAACATTTCTGCTTTTAAAGATTGCTCTTTAGACTTCCAGTCTCCTAGTTTTCTATCGTAATGTTTCTTCAAATCATCGTAACGCTTTTTGAAGTCTACCTTCTTGAATTTCTCATTAGGCTCTTCTTTATAAGTGTCGCTTACTTGGGTTGCCTCTTTATCTTCAGTATCTGTAGTGACCTTTTCTTCTTCTAAGATTGTTGTCTCACCATTAGATATAACTGCTTCATTGCGAGGGGCTAAGTAAGCTAAGGAATCATCAGCACTGGTAAGACCTCTCTTAGCGTCTTTGTTACTGTTGTCCCATTTCTTATTTGCGTTATAAGGGTTTGCTTGTGGTTGTTGGATTTCCTCCGTTCTTGCTGTTGCTGTTGTCATATAGACCTCCATTAAGTGCCCAGTGTTTCTGGGGTGGCTTTCGGGGTTGTAATAATCCAAGGTGCTCTTACAAAGTAAGGGGTAGCCTTGGGGCTGTCGCTACAAAGTCAGTCTAGTCTCGTCAGTTTGACTGGGTGTTTGTAGTTAGTTTATAAAATTTGTTGTTATC